ATCACTAATCCATATGCACTTCACGTAAACACAGGTAATAGTAAGTTTGGTGGAAATATTGTTGCAACCGGAACTTTAACTGGTAGCAACTTTACTGGCTCAAGTAGCGGCACAAATACTGGTGACCAAACAACTATTACTGGCAATGCGGGCACAGCAACTGCTTTACAAACAGCACGAAATATTAATGGTGTTTCTTTTAATGGAACCAGTGATATTACTGTAGCTGCGGCAGCAGGCACATTAACTGGATTGACACTTAATAGCACAGTAGTCAACTCAAGTTTAACAAGTGTAGGCACTTTGACTGGATTGACAGTTAATGATGTTTTGAATTATAGCGACACAGGTATTCTTACTTCTATAGCATCAACAACTGCTGGTTATAATCAAGTGATTATGCAAAATAAGAGTAATGCAACAAATGCATCTACTAACTTTAATGTAAGTAATAATCTTGGAACAGCAACAACCAACTTCGGTGAACTTGGTATTAACTCAAGCACATTTACTGGCAGTGGAGCACTTAATGCACCAGGCAATGTATATTTAGGTGCTGGCTCAACCGATTTGGTCTTAGCGACATACAGCAATAATGCAATCCACTTTATTACAAATAATAGCTCAACTGACGCAATGACCATTGCATCAAGTGGTGCAGTCTCTATTGCATCAGGACTTACAGTAACAGGTGCAATCAATCAAAGTGGAACAACAAGTCCTATTCAGTTGAATAGTAGTGCAGGCACTGCTGGGCAAGTTTTAACCAGTGCAGGACCAGGTGCTACTCCAACTTGGGCAGCAAGTGGTGGTGGCGGCGGAGTTAGTTATGCACTTCAACCAGTGCTTATTGCTTCTACTGCTAATATTACAACACTAAGTGGTGAACAAACCATTGATGGTGTTCTTACAAGTGCAAGTAGAATATTACTTAAGAATCAAACTACTGCAACACAGAATGGTATCTATACAACAGGTTCTGGTGCTTGGATAAGAGTTACTGACTTTACAACAGGTGCAACTACTTTAACTGGTGGTGCTATTGTTGCAGTTATTAGTGGAACATTAAATGGATCCACTTCGTGGAGATGTTCGAATACTGCTGCAATCACAATCGGCACAACTTCAATAACATTCGTTCGTGAAGGTGTTGCTGGATATATTACATATGGAACTGAACCTACAACATTGCCAGTTGCAACCGGGGCCGGCAGTATTGCAATCGGCACCACTAGTTCGACCTTTTCAACTACTACAAGTATCGCAATCGGGGCCGGCGCAAAAACAAATGCATCTACAAGTATCGCAATCGGGTCTAGTGCTATTGCAGGATCTACTACTAATCCGGCAAATATGATTGTAATCGGTGCAACAGCCGGCATTAATGGTCCCGAGGCCGGCAATGCTGTCATAATAGGTACTTCCGCAGGAGCAGGTTTTGTCGATACTACTACAGGTCAAGGAAGATCTATTATTTTAATTGGTAATAATGTTAATGTGAATGGTGCAAGTTCAACTAATGTTATTGCGAATTCTGTAGGTATTGGCAATGGTTCATTTGTTGAAATGACTGGCGAAACTGTATTTGGTACTTCATATTTTGCCACCAGAGGCGATAGTAAAATTAGTATCTTAAATATGAGAGCATTAACAACCGATGCTACAGTGACAGAAATAGGCACTAATATTGCATTTTCGGGTTCGACTACAAATACAAGTAGAATTGTATTAACAAATTTAAGCACCTATATCTTCGATTGTAATATTGTTGCAAGAAAATCTCCAGCAGGCACCGATTATGCGATGTGGAATTTAAGGTTTGGTATTACACGAGAAGCTGCCGCAGTGAATACAGCATTAGTAGGAACACCTGTGCTTACATTAATCGGGGCTACGGCCGGTGCAGCAACGTGGACAGTAGGTGTTACAGCGGATACAACAAACGGTCGTCCAAATATTTCAGTAACTGGTGTAGCAGCAACAACTATTCGTTGGGTTTGTGATATAAGAATGACTAAGGTAAGTGGATAAAAGGAAAAATAAAATGGCTTTACAAATACAATATCAATCAGTAATGGGCTTTACTGCACCAACTGCATATGCACATATCACTTCATACAGTGGTAATAAATCATCTATTCAATGTAATATTGATATTTGGTATGATTTTACTAAAGTCAATGATGCACCTATTGGCTCAATAAGTATCAGTCTTGCACTTCCAGATGGCGCCACAATGGCCCAAATGTATGATGCATTGAAACTTGATGGCAACTTTATCAACGCTATTGACTGTTAGTATCAATATAAATATACTATGTCACAAGAAACATCAATGGACAGACGATTAGAAACAAAATCAGTGTCATATGAACGTCGTCTTGATGAGAGGGTCGGTATTCTTGAAAATCGAATGGATACAGTCGATAAGAAGTTTGATAAGAATCAGGAACTTTTATTTAAGTTCTTTGATAGATTTGATAGCCACATTCAAAACGAATCTGAAGCCGATATTCGTATTCACGTCGCATTAACTCACGTTGCCGATGGACTTGAATCAACTAATAATACTCTTGTTGAAATTCGTGATCAATCAGCCTTAACTACAAAACATATGGATCAAGTTCATACGATTTGGAGAACAATAGTGATTATTATTTCTATTTCTTGCACTTTGCTTGGTGGAGCATTTACCATTTATCAATATGAACAAAAACAAATAACTGAACTATCAAAATGATATTCTTCAAACATCTATTCACTGATGCTACAAATAAGAACTACGACTATACGAAAGTATTAGGTGGTATTGCTTTTGTAGCATTTTTAATGATTAGTTGTTGGTATTATGGTTTATATAGACACGATTGGTCACCTATGGAATGGAGTAGTTCTATAATGGTGCTTATAGGTGGCGCAGGTGGGGTAAGTAAAATAAAGGACTTCACGTCCATAACAAAGGAATAATATGCCATTAGATAAAGGCAAATCGAAAAAAGCTTTTGAACATAATATCAAAGCAGAAATCAAAGCCGGCAAACCAGTTAAACAAGCTGTGGCTATTGCTTACGCAGAGAAAGGCGAAGCAAAGAAAGAAAAACCAACGGGGAAGCGCCGTTAAGAAACTTCTACCTTAGGAAGTTATTGTGTCGGCTGTAAAGCAGGCGTCAATAGGAAGCCCCACAACTTGCAATCTTGTGGGGCTTCTTTTATGCACTTGCTGTGCCGGTATTTGTTCCAAGCACATTGGCTGGTGCACATTGGATACCTGAATCTTTAAGTGCTTTTCGGATTATTAGATGTTCTTGTTTTAACAACTGCATTTCCTGTTCGAGCCGGAGGACTTTCAATCGGTAGTCTACTTCGTTTACTATCTTCGCTGGTTGTAGTGGTGTCATTTAATATCTCCGTTTTGCGTTTTAGTGTTGCATATCTATGTAAACTACCATCACTAATAGTCACAATCTCCCATCCATCTTGTGCTTCCACATTGCAAAGCATTTCCAACGAATCAAATGTTGGTTCTTTAATATCCATAATGCGTTTATATTTCATAATCTGCCTATCAATCCGTGTAATAAAGTGCTGCCTGCACTTGGTTTGGTAAGCCCAAGTTCAGCCATAACAAGATCATCAACAGTGATACCTTGGCGTGCAAGTTCTAAGTTGTATGCTTCAAATAGATTTTTACGACTTGTAAAATCATCATCTGCTTCGCCCTCATACGCATCGGGATTAGATAGAAATTCATAGTTCGCCCGTGCCCCTTTGGGCATCGTAGTTGGTGCTTTCTTTTTTAATTCTTCAATCATTTTTCTTCCACATAATAATAAGTTTCTTTACCTTGTTTTCTTGCATATCCAATCCTTGCTCGCATAGCTTGCATAGTAATCTGATGTGCTTCAGCAGCGCGATGGATATTTAAGTAGGTCCCTTGGGGTGTTGTAACAGCCTGGCTCGGTCTACCCATAATAGGTGTTTTAACTGGTTGTTTTTGCTTAGGAACACGATAGATTTCGTGTGCTATTACATCGCCACTACGATTTAGTATATCGGTTCTGATACTTTTTCGCATCACATATTTCACAAGATCATTATCTTCATCAATAATCTTGTCTGTGTATGCATTTATTGCTGCTTCGAACTCTGCTTTTTCCATATCGATAAAATCTTTCATTTGTAAGTCCAATCAATCCATTTTGATTGTTTACTATTTAATCGACCAAAGATACAAGCGGTAGTTAGATTGAGTATTCTACTTGCTACAACAGTCGATGGGTATTCGATGCTTAATATTACAACGGGACGTGAAGCTGCACCCGGTTTACCGATTTTCGCAGCGGCCATATTTTGGCGTGCAATATCGGTAAATGGTTTGCTGTTTTTACTTCCTTTTGTTCTGCTCATTTATAATCCCATCCTTTTAGTCCTCTATCAATATTCGATTTTACTGTATGACGGCACATATTTAATACTCGTCCAGCGTGATTGATTGAGTTGTAGTTCTTTCCGTGAATAACGCATTCGAACCCAAGTTTGGGTGTGGCTTTGCGCACAATAGGATCATATTCGATTTCGCGTGTTTGATTTAATAGTTCGTTTCGTTCGCGAATAATCGCTAAGATTTCACTTGCTGATTTACCAATCTTTGGTTCAAATAATACTTCTTCTCCATCATCATACGAGAGTAAGAAACTTCTTACTCTTTTTTCAGTTATAGGTGCTTGCACGATAGGCGCAGATAGCAACTTATCAAGCGCAGTTAGGTTGTTTTGCATTTCGGCTACTTGTTCTTTCAATGTTTTTTGTGTCATTTGGACTCCTTGTTGGTTGACTTACATATTTATGGTATTAAAAGTAAAATAATATTAAAATCGGTAGACTTGCTTTTTAGATCTGTTACAATACATACATAGAGCAGCAAATAGCAAACTCTACAAAGAAAGTAAACTATGTCACATATCCATATGTTCGGAACTGCAAAGAATTTTAATCTGAATGGTGCTACTGTAAGCACTGGCGATTGGGTTACACACTTGTGCCCTACTATTCATCAACCAGTTTTTACTCGCGTATGCGATAAGCAGGTGGCACGCGATGGACTTACTGTTTGGTATTACAGCCCTACGTATGGCGAAGCTTGTGCAGAAGCAGGGTTTATGCAGCCAAAGCATTTTGGACCTATCCGTAAATGCACACAGGAAGAAATCAATGCGCTGCCATCCGCAATGGTTGCTAAAAGCGATAAGTTTCTTAAAATGTGTTACGAATACGATTTTCAATAATCAATAGGCAGGGCCTAAGAACCCTGCTATAATAAACACATATACAGCAAATAGGAGTTAAAAATGTTACAACTATTAGGATTGTTCCTAACTATTATGTTTTGGTATTCGATAGGTGAGATGATATATTCTGTTATTATAGGAATATGTTCTAATGACCCATCATACAAAGAACATTATGTATATGTGAAAAAACCTATAAATCCTGTTATTAAATGGGCAGCACTTATAGTTGTGATTGGCATACCTATTGTTGTTAGCGCAATACTTTTCATAAGATATTTGTTGGCATAATCAAAGGCCCCGAAAGGGGCTTTCTTATGACCACTAAATATGTGTATGAATACAATATACGCCTTAGTGGAATCAATATCTCGCACAATGTTCTATGTGGGACAAACACAACGTGATCCAACTGTGAGACTTGCAGAACATCGATATCACACACGCACATATAAAGATGGCGATGAAAATAAGTATCTATACGCGTCACAGCTTGACGCTCTATGTATTGAGTGGGAAATGATCATATTGGCCGAAATAGAGGCGGAAAAAGACGCTTATTCGCACGACGATGTCGAGGATTATTACGTGAACTTGTATAGACGCGAGCCATTGCAAAATATGCGTGCAGGTAATCAAGAACCTTGGTTTGGAACTGATTATAAAGATGTTGGTGCTATGCTTGCATCAAAGAAACGATACTTAGATCGACTTAGATTCAAACAACCAAAAGTAAAGAAAGAATCAGATGTTACTAAAACTTTATTCAGTTTTGAAAAGCCAAATGAGCGATTTGTATCACCCGGCTTTGAAGCACTTGCAAAAAGATCACGAAAATAGTATAATAACTTTAATAACTGCTAAATACATTTGAGTAGATGAATCCGACCAGATAAATCACTAAATATTTTTGTTAGGTAGAATTTCTACTAAACACTAAAGCCCTGTTACAGTCCTTGGTCGGATTCGCTGTAACGGGGCTTTTTTATGGAGTTTTTACAAATGGATGAGTTAAATGAAATGGATAGAGAAGTAGCAATATTAAAAGGTGGATATCTGGCAAAGCATATGCCAAAGTTTTGGTATAAGTTACAACATCGAGAGGAAAAAATGTCACAAAAATCACTTAAAGAGCAAGTATCTGAAAAGATTTATAAAGACGAACAAAGGAGAAAGTATGGTATCAAGAAACTTACACCAAGTAAGAAAGACATTTATGAGCTATTAACAAGAGTAGAAGAGTTATTAAAGGAACAGAAATGAATAATGAAGATGTAGATCGATGTTTTAGAAAGTTAAAACAAGTTCCGTACAAGGATTTACAACGTGGCAATCTATTGGGACAAGGATGGACAGATGAAGAAGCAGAAGCAGAATTCTGGTGCAGATGGGAAAATGCTCCAGATAATCCAAAAAATCTTTCAAGAGAAGATTATGAAGAATGGTTCAGAAATGGATGGATTAAAATGAAAGCATCATTTTTTAAAGACGAATGGACAACTTATTCGCCTGCTGATATGATGATAGATATTTCTTGGAAAGAACTTGCAAGTATATTGACTACTTTTACAAAAGTTTCATCTAAAGAACAAACTCAAATGTTTAATCTATGGGAGTTCAAGATCGAAAATGATCAAATACATCGTTGCAAAGATGATTGTATTGCTTTACACGGATTGGTTTTGGATTATGATAATAATCTATTATTGAATGATGCACTTATACAGTTTAATGGATTTGAATGTGTGATTTATACTACATTCAATCATAGTTCTATTAAAGATAAGTTTCGTATTGTATTACCCTTTAATAGACCAATGACTATGGACCAGTTTGTATTAAAACGTCAAGCAATGATTGATGCTTTTCCTGGTGCGGATAGAGCAAGTTTCAGTAGATCACAAGCGATTTTCTTACATAGTGGACCAGACGAGACAAAATCATTTGCTTGTAAGATGGATGGCATCTTTTTAGATCCGGATATTTTCATAGACGAAATAGTAGAACCAGTTGTCTATAAGGAACGAATACAAAATACAGAAATAGATTCTGAATTTAAACAGGCATATAAAACAGCAATCATTAAATCTCTAATGTCTTGTAAGGGTATTAGACACTTAAACTCTCTGACAGTAGTCATTATGCTTAAAAGCTGTGATGCTACATTTTCAGATTTTCAACAAATAGCAAAAGTTGCGGGAGCACCAGATTCTTGCATACAAACTATTAAAAGTCAAACTGAATCTTGGACTGCGATTAGCGATTCGGCATTAATCACTAAAGCAAAACGTGATAAGTTTATTGCGAACTTTGGAGGCACACCTATTAGTTTTAAAAAGAAAATAGTAACAGCAACAGCAACAGAATTAAAACAAGAAGTAATAAGAAAATGGGGAACGGGAAAATAAATGAATGAAGATACAAATATCAACTTCGATACTTTAATCGTAGGTCAGATAGAAGAAAAAAGAAAATGGCAGAAAGTTTTAGATGATATCGAAACTAGAAAAGCTTTAGGTAAACCTGATAAGAATGATAAAGGAGCTGCGGCCGAAGCAAAGGTTAATATGCAGCGGGCATTGGATGCTATCACAGAACTTAATAAAGCCCGTTCTGAAATAACAACAGCAGAAACAAATGAGAAGCAAGCAAGCACACTAGCAGAAGAAAAACTAATCATACAAAAACTAATAAACGATTACAACATCGGTTATTTGATTTGCGAAAATCGTTACATCTATTGCAGGGATGTTAGCGAACAAGGAAACAATATCGTTAACCCTATTTTTAATATGATCGAAGCACACAAGTTTGGACGTATGTTAAACAAAATGGCTGGCAACAGACTAAAACTTGGAACAAGAGTTTTAAATGAAGAACTAACAGATTATTTTCAGGATGTTAGAAAAGATTATTCGATGACTACCTGTTCATTTAATGATGCTAAGTGGTGTTCAAAAGAAGTCTACAATAAAGCGAGCATCATAATGAAGTTTTGGGTGCAGCCCAACTGGGATGAAGCTAAAAACTATGATAAACGATTTGATTTTTTAATGAACTGTATAGGTGGAGGTAAACAGGAGAATATCAATCACTTAGAACAATGGATGGGATTTAAATATGTTTATCCAGAGCGAGTATCAAATACACCTAGTTTGGATATCGGTGGTTATCCAGGTGGTAATGGTAAGGGACGATATGAAGAACTCGGTAAAACTATTTTTACAAACAAATGTGTGAGTGCTGCTACTTTGGATGAACTAACGAAGTTTAACGCCAACTGGGAAATGAGTGTCTTACTTTGCTATGATGAACCCGAGCATAATGAGCTACCAGAAGGAAAGTTGAAATCAGCAACAGGCAGTGAAGATATGCGAATAGAAAAGAAGGGTATAGATGCTACTATGGTCGATAGAAACTATAGTTTCTTGTTTCTTAGTAATAACCCGAATGGTGTTGTTAAACTTGCAGGAACAGGCAGTGCAGGTGAAGATCGTAGATATTCAGTTATGACTACAAATCTAGTTATGGTTGACGAGTCTATTAGATTGGGCTTTGCTAAGGATTTAGAAGAAGCAAAAGTATTTGTTAATAGCATAAATGATCTAATAAAGAATAGAGCAGAAGTAGCAAAATGGCTTGCACATATTATCACTAAACATAATATTTTTAATATCCAAGTATTACATCCATTACACGGACAGGATTACAAAGCAAGATTTAATGATCAGAAAAGCACACGCGATGTTGCATTCGATAAGATGTTACCTGTATTTTTAAAGAATGAAATACTCCCCTATGAAGTTCTTAAAGCCTGTGTGATTACATTGAGCAGACAAGAGCACCTAGGTGATAAGACTCTTAAACAGGACTGGAAACGATATTTGGAAAAGAATAAGATTGCATTTGAATGTCTAGATGGTGACAATAGACCTTATTTTGATTACGAGTTTGCTGGCAAGAATAGCTTGCGCGTGCAAAAAGTTGTATACACTATTAAGCACACAACTAAGAATATCTTTGATCTATCAACAATACTGAAGCGAGCACCTACAAATATGAAACTGGCTAAAGAAAGTATGGAAACACTTGATTTATTAGTTTTTGAGGATATTTAAGCACGGTTTAAGCACGGTTGTTTTTGAACCGTGCTTAAATAATGCTTAAAAAATAAGCAGGCACAAAAGAGGTATTTTATGGATAACATTGAAGAATTAAGAATTATATTTAAGTTAACATATTCGGGTTTAAGTAACGGAGAACTGTATCATTTGCTAAGATCTAACCAAGAATTCCGCATAAAGTATTGGTTTTGTGACGAAAGACTTAAAAAGTGGTATATAAGAGATAACGGCAGAATTTGGAAAAAAGATGTAGTTATACACAAGTTATCCACAAAGTAAAAAGTGCGTAAGCACAGTAAGCACAGTAAGCACGGTTTTTGCAAGTTGCTAGATTTTAGTGTATTACACAAATAAAGAGCGGCAAGTGTAGCACAAATAAATTCGTGACGAATCAGTAACAAAACGCATAATAAGGAAGAAATATGGACTGTAGATGATTTTCTTAATGTCGCAAAAGGTAAGACCAATGTTCCACCAATATGTATTTTGTATCGCTTACAACTTGCTAAATAGATATAGAAGAACTTAGTCCATTTGAACTTCTATTCCTTGTTTGTTTCTTGTTCACTCAAACTTAATACCCACGTGCCAAATACACTGTGGGTATTTTTACGATCATAAATAAGTGACTATGAAGTAATGCAATATTACAACATAGGTTTAATCACTGGAAACAGGTGGAGGTATAATATGGCAGGACCAGGTGGAGCACGCCCAGGATCAGGTGCTAAAAAAGGGCAACATCGAATTACAGTTCAAGCACTTCGTGCAGCAATTGAAGCGAAAATTGGTATCAAGTATGAAGAAATGCTTGCAGAAACCCAACAAAAGCTTTTCAATGATTTCAGAAATGATACTAATGTGAAAGAATACATTATGTTCACTGAAAACATGAACAAGCGTATTTTAGAACAACCAGCTCAAGAAGTTCAAGTAACACAAAATCCACTTGAAGAATTATCTGACAGTGATTTACAAGGTCGCATTGATAACTTGTTGACACGTTCTGCTTTATCGGCAATAGAAACTGATGCTCAAGATGGCAACGAAGAAAACTCTTCCACGTAAGCCAACAAAGCCACGTAAACAAAAACTAATCGATATTGAAGATATGCACGCATCAGCGAAAGCTAATGTAATAACATATCATCTTATTGTGGCACAGTTATCGGAACTAATGGGACAACATCCCACTGTTCGTTATGATTTTCTTATGAATACTTTATTTGATAAGTTCGAAGTCACAGAACAGTGGTTTACCTATATGCAACTAAATCACAAACAATCTATTATAGATAGCGTGCGAGGCAAATATGAATAATGCAGGTAAGGGAGATAAACAACGTCCCACAGATAATAAGAAATATAGTGAAAACTATGATATGATATTTGGTAATAAAACACAAAGACTACCGCAAGTAGCCACTACGCCTGTCATAGAGCAAAAACCATACAAAATAGGCGAAAATAAATGAGTATCGTTAAGTTATCGCGGGATGAACAAATAGAACTTCTTATGCTAAAACAAGTGCAAGCAGGAAGAGTTGCAAAGACCAAGATTGATTATTGCTTTCCGGATAAAGGACCTCGTAGCCGCGACAAGTATCAAAAGCAGATGAACTTCTTTAAGGCTGGTGCAACACATAAGCAAAGACTGTTTATGGCTGCTAATCGCGTTGGTAAAAGTTTCGGTTTTGGATGCGAACTTACCTATCACTTAACAGGATTGTATCCAAAGTGGTGGATAGGCAAACGTTTCAAAGATGCATCAGAGTGGTGGTGCTGTGGTGTCAATGCACGAGACGTCAAAGTAGTTTTACAAGATTTATTACTTGGAAGGGTAGGCGAGTTCGGTGAAGGTCTTATTCCATATGCTTGTTTAGATCGCGAGACAATGAAAGAAGCCCAACGAATGGAGACCCCAATCAACTCCTTTCGTGTTAAGCACGTTAGTGGTGCTTGGTCTACTGTGGAATTCAAAACGTATGAACAAGGCAGAGCATCCTTTCAAGGAACTGCACGTTCAATCTGGTTGGATGAAGAATGTCCCGAGGATATCTATGCGGAGTGCTTTACACGAACACTCACTGGTGGCAATATACTTGTAATGACTTTCACACCACTCAAAGGCCCTACACCACTTATTACAAACTTCTTAGGTGATACAAGTGTAGCCGATATTGTTGATGGCCCTATTGATGTGCATAGACACGTGACAACTTGCACCTGGGATGATATTCCGCATATGAGCGAAGATGATAAAGCAGCAGCTATTGCATCCTATGCTCCGCATCAACGTGATGCACGATCCAAAGGTATTCCAGCATTAGGCTCCGGTGTTATCTATCCTGTTCCATTAAGTGATTATGTGGTTGTTCCTATAGACATTCCTAAACATTGGAAACGCTGTTTTGGTATGGATGTGGGTAATAAAACCGCCGCTGTATGGATCGCGACTGATCCTGACGCTAAAATCACCTATGTGTATGCAGATTACTATAAAGAACGAGCCGAGCCAGTGATACACGCAGCAGGTATTAAAGCCCGAGGCGAATGGATTCCTGGTGCGATTGATCCAGCCTCGCGTGGGCGCAGCCAAATAGATGGTAAAGCCCTTATGGATATGTATAAGGACAATGGATTAAAAGTAGTTCCTGCTATCAATGCAGTAGAAACAGGCTTATATGAAGTGTGGGAAGCATTGAGCACAGGCAAGTTAAAAGTATTCAACTCCTGTTTGCAACTCCTACGCGAGATACAAACATATATGCGTGATGAAAAAGGCAACGTGGTAAAGAAGAATGACCACGTTATGGATGCTTTTAGATATGCTTATATGACACGTGACATTGCAGATACCGAAATGGGTGCCAAGCCTACAAACTACGAATATGGTGTAGTCAGCCAAAACTATAGAGCATCAAGATACTAATATGACTACTGAATATGACACATTTAGGGCATTAGTTGACCCACATTGGAAAGATGCAGCATTTGTTGCTAACTTGTATACAAAAGCACGCATTTACAATGGTCACCACCAATACAAAACATTATGCAATAACTATGGTTTGAGCATAGAGCAAGTTCTACAATATAAAAGGATACAATATGAAACACGATTTTAAATGCACAACAACCAATGTGATATTCAAGTGGCCCGAAGCCAAAGAACGAAAAGTGGGTATAATACATTTACTAAATGATTTAAGTAAAGAAGTAGGTTGGGCTGATTGTATTGAAACAGGTCCAGAAAGCATTTTAAAACCCGGTGATAAACTCTTAATAAGCAAAAGGATAACAACAATGGATCTAATGATTGATAATGTGACATATAATAATACAAGTGATTTAAGCGTAATAGGATACAAGCGTAAAGATGTTCTAAGTTGCACTGGTGGCACTTTTTTATATGAATACATTACAAACCCTGGTGAAACTGTAACCGAAAGCGGCATCATTGTTATTAAGAAAACTTCCACTAAGGAATTCGAACCTATTTGGGTAAAAGTTGTGGCTTGTGGACCAACAAGTGGTGTTCAACCAGGAGATGAAATACTTATAGCATACAAATCGGATTGTTATTCAATACCTTATTTTGATGGCAAAGAACTTCACAATGCAGGTAAAGAAGAAATAATCTGCTATAGAACTCCTACAAAAACTTGCTAAATAGCGTATTACGGAGAAACCCACGATGATAAACAGTAAAGACATAATGAAGCTTGCCAAAAAGCGATACCAATATTGCGAAACGCAGTGGTCCGAAATGAAACAAAGAAGCACAGAACTCCTACAGTTTATTGAAGGCAGCGGACAATGGACATATACTGCACGCCAAAACTTCGAAAACGCAGGCTTTGCTGCTTTAACATCCAATCGTATTCCTACTTTCTTACGCCAGATTACAAACGAGATTCGTAAAAATCCTCCTGAGATTAAGATCGATCCTCGCAGTGATGATGAGCAACAAAAAGCTGAAATGCTTAATGATCTGCTTAGAAATATTCAAGAAGAATCCCAAGCCGAGATTGCATATTGCACTGCTGCTGAAAGTGCAGCAAGTGTAGGTATTGGTTATATTCGCGTAATGAGTCAATACAAAGACGAAAAGAGTTTTGATCAAGAAATAACTATCGAACCTATTCAAGATGTAAACACAGTGATGATGGATCCTAATCACAAATCATTAGATGGCAGCGATTCCGAATATGTGTTTATTACTACTACAATATCTAAAGATGAATACTATCAGCGGTATGGTGATAGCGCATTGGGTAGATTGATTGACGGTTCAATGGACGAAAAAGAGATGAAGGAAATCGGTTGGACTGCTGCCGGAACTAAGTGGACAACCGAGGATCAAGTCCTTATTAATGAATATTACTTTAAGGATTATAAACCAACAACGATTTATCAAATACAAGATATTGTAACTGGCCAAGTTTCTATTACTCGTGACAAAGGTCTTGCATCATCAAAATCGGTAGAACTAATACAAGAACGCGAGATTATGCAACCAGTTGTTAGATGGTGCAAACTAAATGATATTGAAGTATTAGAAGAGAGCGAATGGCCAGGCGAACACATTCCAGTTATTGCAGTCAAAGGCGACGAATATTGGATCGAAGGCAAGCGCAAGTTGGTTGGCGCAGTTGAACCTGCGATTGATGCCCAAGTCCAGTTGAACTATGCAATGAGTTGGAGAGCACAGTTGCTACAAATGGCTCCTAAGGCTCCTTATATTGGAACAGCAGCACAGTTCAAAACTTATGAACAGCAATGGGCAAATATCAATGTAAGCAACCAAGCATTTATGGTTTATAATAGTGATCAAGGTGCACCACCTCCAAGTAGAGATTTAGGTGAAGTGCCTATTCAAGGAGCCAGCACATTAGTTAGGGAAGCAGAAGATAATCTAAAGAGTATCTTTGGAACATTTGATCCAAGCCAATCACAAGCCGCCCCAGAAAGTGGCAAGGCATTATTGGCACGTCAAGACCAATCCTATAATAGTAACTATCATTTCTATAATAATCTTGCAAGAAGTATTCAACAAGTTGGCTGTATTATTGTAGATGCTGTCCCAGTTATCTATGATAGCGCTCGCGATGTGCAAATCAAATCCCAAGATGGTAAGAAACGCTCAGTAAGTATCAATCAACCTGATGAAAGCGGAGTTATTGAGTTTGATTTAACTGCTGGCGATTATAGTGTATGCATTCAAACTGGACCAAGTTTTGGAACTAAAAGACAAGAATCCACTGATGCTATTATGTCATTGATAGCCGTTTATCCACAATCTGCTATAGCAATATCCGATATTGCTGTTCGTAATATGGATTGGCCAGGCGCTGATAAGATTGCTGATAGTTTAGAAGCAATGGTTCCTCCAGAAGTATTACAGGCTCGCAAGACAAATCCAAAAGATGCAGCAGCAATGGTTCCTCAACTTCAATCACAAGTTGCAGCCCTTACACAGCAAAATCAAGTTCTTACCCAACACGTTCAACAAGCAACACAAAAGCTTCAAGAAGGCGCCGATAAGATTAAGATTGAACATATGAAGGCCGATGTTGATATGCATAAGATTGATCAAGAAAATCTTATTAAGATGCGTGAACTTAAGATGGATGAAGAGAAAGCTGTTTTAGAATATCGTATTAAGAAACGCGAACTCGAGATTGCCGAAGCCCAGTTAGAGTTAGAAAAAGCCCAACTTGGTATTAAGGGTGTTCAAGTAATGGCAAATATCAATGATAATATTCACGACAGACACGTGGATCATATTGCGAGAATCAATCCACTTGAGTTAAAGAATGAAACAGATGATAATGCAAGTGGATTTAGTGGTTCCACACTTTAATCTAAAGGCTAAATAGCATTTGTAGAATAGGTTACTAATGCCTTATCATTAGGTAAACATACAATCAAAGGATTGGCAACAATGGTAGAAAACCAAAATAGTTCCTCCGTAATGGAGACAAATACTGCGCCTGAACAAGAAAACTTGACTTTAGGTGAGAAGGACAATAGTTCTATTACAGAATCAGAAGCTGTAGAAAATGATGTAGAAGGCACTGAATCTACATCAACCGCAAAGGACATTGCTGGTGAAGATAATAGTGATACGAATGACGAAGATAGTGAAGATAGCGAAAGTAAGAAGTCAGGAAAAGGTTTCGAAAAACGTATTGAGCGCTTTAATCGTAGGCTTGCTGAAAAGGAAGCAGAGATTGAACATTGGCGTAAAGCAGCATTACAAAGTGGTAATCAATCCACACCGCAATCACAAGTTGCCCCAGTTATGCAAACTGAAAAACCAAAGTTTAGCGACTTTAATGATATCGATGCATATACTGATGCAGTAACTGATTGGAAGTTAGAACAACGCGAGGCAGCACAAAGGCTGACAAACGCTCAACAAACTTACAAACAGAGAGAAGATGTAGTTAGAAAGGCTCACGCCGATTATGACGAAGTATCTGCAGACTTTAGAGATAGATACAAGCACGTTAGTGCTCCAGAGTTTAACGCATTCATAAATGATAGCGACTTAGGCCCTGAAATGTGGTATCATCTTGCTAATAACACTACCGAAGTTGATCGTATTCTTGCATTAAGTCCAATACGCAGAGTTGCAGAACTTGGCAAGTTGGAAGCAAAGTTATCTACTGTAGGTTCAGTGGATACTAAAGTTGTAAACAAAGTTAGCAAGGCACCCAAACCAGTAACAAAAGAAACTGGAGTTGCCCCGCGTCAGAAACGTTTAGATGATCCAAATCTATCCCAAAGCGAATGGCGCGAACTTCGAATGCAAACTAAAAGAAGATTTTAATCCTTATCAAAATATTCTGATGCATTTTCACTTTGTGTGATGCATTTCGGGCGTTAGATTTGCATCATAAATGCGTTTTGATTCTTTATCGTTCATAATAACATTATAAAATAATCCATCATAGAAGTCAAATGCTAAATAAGGATACAGTGAGCGTAACTGGTGAACTAACGCGGGTTGATCGACCATAAGATTGAACGGCAGATAGTCCCCGGTTAAGTGACGAAAAACAAAATTGATTTTTATTATTTAACATATCCTTAAAGGGGAATATATTTTGACAGCAAATACTTTACTAACTATTTCTATGATATCTCGCGATGCTGCTATGGTTTTAGGCAACACTTTGGATCTTGCAAAGCGCGTTAATCGTGACTTTGATTCTGATTTTGGTGTTAAATCCGCTCAAATCGGCCAAACAATCAATGTTCGCCGTCCGATCCGCCCAACAGTGCGTACCGGTTCTGTAGTTGATATCCAATCAATCACAGAAACATATAGCCCACTTAGCTTTACCAACCCAGTTGGAACTGACTATGCATTAACAAGCCAAGAATTGACTTTCTCCGTGGAAGATTATTTTGATAAGGTTGTTGAGCCATCCGTGACTCGCATTGCATCTGAAATCGAATCACAAGGTCAAGCACTTATCACTAAGTTCTATGGCGCTGTAGGAACACCAGGCACTGCTTTAACAGGTGGCGCATCTGGAACTGCACTTCCAGCAATCACAAAAGCACTTGCTTTGCTTAATAAGAACTTGGCTCCAAATGAAGGTGGTCGTAAGACATTACTTAATGATCCTGACTTCAATGGTGTTCTTGCTACATCCAACTTGACATACTTCCACCCAGGCGCTGAAGTTTCCAAGATGTATACCAGCGGTTACCAAGGTGATTTCAGTTCTTTCCGTGTGTTTATGAACCAACTTGTTCAGTCTCACACAAACGGTGTTTATGGTGGTTCTCCTATTGTTGCTGCAACAGTTGGTGGAAACTCTACTTGGGGCACTTCATCTACATTAAGCACAAGTGGTTGGACTTCCGGCGCTACTACACTTAATGCTGGTGATATTTTCACTATTGCTGGTGTTTATATGGTAAATGCTCAGACAAAACAAACTATTGCAACACTACAACAGTTCGTAGTTACAACAACCGTTTCGGATACTTCCGGCGCTATTGTTGCTTCTATTAGCCCAGCAGTAGTTACAGCAGGCGGATTCCAAAACGTTTCCCGTGCTCCTACTGTCAATGATGTTATTACTGTTCTTGGTGCTTCTGGTGCAGTCACACAAAACGCATTGGCTTTCGACCGTGATGCTATTATGCTTGCTGCTAAAGAACTAATGCCTTACAGTGTTGGTTTAGGTAAGACTACAACCGATGATCAAACAAAGATCCCAGTTCGCGTTCAACAAATGCCTGACATTCGTACCAACCAAGAAATCCTACGTTTTGACGTAATGGTTGCTTGGGCACCGCTTTACGACCAGTTGGGCGTGCGCATCTGTACTAACTAAGCATCATACAACAAACTTTAATTAAAGGAAATATTATTATGGCATCACCAAATATTGAAGGCACAAGCAACCCAACAGCAACTGGCGGAAACACATCAGGTGTAGTGGTTGGTTCTAAATCATCCGAAACTGTAGGATTCTATGGTTCAACCGGCGTGGCATTACAAACCGGCGTGGCAGTATCTGCTGCTGGTATTTTTGCAGCATTGGTTGCATTAGGTTTGATCACAGCTTAATAGATATCGTAACTTAGTAGGGACGATGGGCCCCGTAGTAGCAATGCTCGGGGCTTTTCTACGATGCTAAATAACATATTAGGAGACAAGTATGAGCACAGTTCGAGAACTTATCAATGGAGCAGGTCGCTTAATCTCCATAATCCAACAAAATGAAGCAATGACGGGTGATAATCTACAAGTAGCATTGTATGCATTAACCCATATGATAGATTCTTGGAGTAACAATAGATTATTAGTCTATTCTATCCAAGAATATGTATTTCCACTAACCGGTGCAGCAAGTTATACATTAGGTCCTGGTGGTGATTGGAATATTGAACGTCCAATGAAAGTGCAAAATGCGTATGCACGTTTACAGCCCAGCGCACCCCAACAGTTAGATATTGCTATGCAATCACTCACAGTGGAACAATATGCAGGTATTGCTGTTAAGAATACCCCAAGCACATTTCCGTTTGCATTCTATGATGATAATAACTATCCACAAAGAACTATTACTTTATTTCCTATTCCAACAGGCCCTGCCGATATTGTTCTTTGGTTAAGGGAGCCACTATTAGATTTAGCAAACTTAGATCAAGAAGTTACATATCCACCAGGTTATGAACGTGCATTTAGATTCAACTTAGCATTAGAACTTGCTGCTGAATTTGGTAAAATCTGTTCTCCAGAAGTAATAGCCAAAGCAGAAGCATCGATATTACAGTTAGAAAGACTCAATAGCAATCCTATGTTTTTACGTGGTGATGGCGGTATGAGTCGTAGTGGTAGAAATAGATATTTCAACTGGATCACCGGTAACTTTTGGTCGTTTGGAAATAACTAAAAGCCCAGTAATATTAAATACAGCATAACTTACAAGGATGCTAAATGGAAGAATCAAAACTAAAGGTGTCAATCTTGGCACAAAACAGGAGCAAATAATATGGCAGGCCCAAATATTCAATCAAGCGATACATTAAAGATATTGGCAGGTAATCAGACAGGTAACATCATCTTAGGAACATTAGAAGTTGATGGTGATACAACATTCAATACTGATGTGTTTATTTTAGGAACATTGACTGTTACTGATTTAACAACCGAACAACAAAATATGCTTATTCAAGGCACATTAGAAGTTGATACCACATCGCATCTAATCGGCAAAGTAACGGCCAATGCTGGCGTGGAAATCACAGCAGGGGATTTAGTATTAGATACTTCCAATATTGTTGTAACAGAAGGGAATATTACATCAACTGTAGGTAATGTGGTAGCAGGCAACTATATCACCGCAGGCAACTATATCACCGCAGGAACTGATATTACTTCAACTACTGGCAACATTGCTGCTTCAAGTGGAAATGTAAGTGCGAGTGGAACAGTAACTGCTGGCACTTCTATTAGTGCAGGAACTTCTATTACTGCAGGAACTGATATTACTTCAACTACTGGCAACATTGCTGCTTCAAGTGGAAATGTAAGCGCAAGTGGTTCCACAAGTGGCAATACAGTTTATTCTGTAACAAGCACTACTGTAGGAAATACTTTAACTGTGACTGCTGGCAATCTTACTGTTACAGCAGGTAATATTAGCACGACTGCAGGTAGCATCAACGCCTATACTTCACTTGCTGCTGGCACGACTGTTACAGCAGGAACAGGTATCACAGCAACTACTGGAAACATTGCTGCATTAAGTGGAAATGTCACTGCAAGTTCAGCAGTCACAGCAGGAACGACTATGACAGCCCAAAGTGGCATCACAGCAACTACTGGCAACATTGTTGCTTCAAGTGGAAATGTAAGTGCGAGTGGAACAGTAACAAGTGGCAGCACAATCACAGCTCAAAGTGGTTTTATTGCTACAACTGGCAACATCACAGCAACTACTGGAAATGTAAGTGCTAATGGAACAGTAACAAGTGGTAGTTCAATGACTGCCGGTGTTGGCATCACAGCAACTACCGGCAACATTGTTGCAAGTGCTGGAAATGTAAGTGCTAATACTTCAGTAGGAGCAGGAACAACAGTAACTGCTGGCACTTCTATTAGTGCAGGAACAACAGTAACTGCTGGCACTGGCATCACAGCAACTACTGGCAACATTGCTGCTTCAAGTGGAAATGTAAGCGCAAGTTCCGCAATAACTGCTGGCACTTCTGTAACGGCTGGCACAGGTATCACAGCAACCACCGGAAACATTGTTGCTTCAAGTGGCAACTTATCAGCAAGCGGAACAGTAACTGCTGGCACAAGTGTTACAACTCCAATCGTTCGAGTAGGAGCATCAACTGCATTCCAAATCGATCAAAATGCCACACAGATTATTGGATTTGATACAAATGGATATCTTACAGTAGGAGCAACCGGCAGCAGATTAGGTTTCTATGGAGTTAATCCGGTTGTTAAGGCAGCGGCTATCACACAGATAACGAATTCTGCAACAGGAACACAAATAGCAACTGCGGTAAATGCGATTATTGTTGCATTGCAGAATATGGGTATCACCTCTTAAAGGTATATTATGGCCGAAAGTAAGCAAAGATTTAAGGGCTTCGTTGGCCCATCATATATAGCCCGTAGTGAACGATTTGACTGCCAACGGCTTGTAAATATGTATATTGAAATGGATAACTTAGGTGTTGGCAAGGGCGAAGAACCAGCAGTTCTATTATCCACACCAGGATTAAAGTTTCAACAGACTATCGGTATTGGTCCTATTCGTTGCACATACACACAAAGTAATACAGCAACTTCTTGGATTGTAAGCGGTAATCAAATATATTCCTTAACCGGCGTAAATGCTATTCCGACATTGATTCCTGGCACATTAAATACTTCTACCGGTTTTGTGCAAGCATCTGATAATGGCACACAAATAATATTTGTAGATGGCCAGTTTGGATATTATATCGATACAAGTGTCGAAATACCTACAATAACATTATTGACAGATGTGCATTTTCACCCAACCGATACTATTACATTTCAAGATGGATATTTTATTGGTGTTGACAAAGGTGTAGATGGATTAGGTACTGGCAACTTCTTTATTAGTGATTTATATTCTATATCATTTCTACCACTAAACGAAGCAAATGCAAGTGGTGCAAGTGATATTCTTGTTGGTGCTATTAGTTGCAATAGATTGCTTTATTTGCTTGGTGCAAAAAGTTTAGAGATTTGGTATGATCAAGGTTCAAGTGGTAGCACACCATTTGCAAGACAAGATGGTCGATTTAGCCAGATTGGATGTGCTGCACCAAATAGTATTGTTATTATTGAAGAAACTATTACTTGGTTGGGAAGCACGTCTCAAGGTGGTGGTATGGTTTATTCATTGGTAAATGCTATGCCAACCCGCATTAGTAATCACGCAGTCGAATATGCAATTCAAAGTCTTGGCGATTTGAGTTCCGCAACAGCATATAGTTATCAACAAGAAGGCCATTATTTCTATTGTTTAAACATCCCTGGTAGTAATACTACTTGGGTCTATGATACTACTTTAGAACAATGGCACGAACGTCAAAGCACAACTAATGGTAGCACAAATAGACATTATGGAAATACTCACTGTTTGCTTAATGGTCTGCATCTTATTGGCGATTATCGCAATGGCAATATATATGAATATGATTTGTCTACCTATACAGATAATGGCGAGATTATAAATCGTATTCGTCAAACACCGCACGTTAGTCAATCACTTAATAGAATGTTTTATAATCTATTAGAAGTTGATATGCAGTTTGGTGTTGGTCTTAACAACACAGATACAACCGGTCTTAATGCGACGCCAGGTAGTGATCCACAAATCGTAATGCAAATGAGCAATGATGGTGGTCAAACTTGGGGTAATCCTATATATGCTCAAATGGGTAAAATGGGTAGCTATACACAGCGAGCAAGATGGCAAAGATTGGGTAGTTCACGTGATAGAGTATTTAGAGTTACTATTTCCGAACCAGTTCGTTGCACAATCTTAAGTGCTTATTTAGATGTAGAAGTAGGCCAATCTTAACCGCTAAATACAAGTAATGAATTCATTAACAAGTAAAATAGATATCGATAACATAGAAGCAAAGATGTTATCACTCCCTCAAGCAAACTGTGGTGTGATTCATAAGTTTCAACCAGGGTATTATATCCGCGAAGTTACTATACCCACTGGCACTCTTGCTATTGGGCATCACCAAAACTTTCCACATCTTAATATATTTGTGAAAGGCAAAGTATTGATGCTCAATGATGATGGCACACAGAATGTAATAGAAGCACCAATGACTTTCGTTGGGCAACCAGGACGAAAGATTGGTTATGTATTAGAAGAAATGGTTTGGCAAAACATTTATCCGACTGAGCAGACAGAAGTAGAGTTATTAGAAGCATTTTATCTTACAAAGAGTGATTACTCGCGTGAGTTTTCAGCGCATAAGTATGCAGCGGCTTATATAACACACAATGAAGATAGAGATGATTATGTATCAACTATATCTGAGTTAGGCTATACTCAAGATCAAGTAGATATAGAAGTAAATAATGAAGCAGACCAAATAGGAATGCCTATAGGTGATTATAAATGTATGTTAGCGATTAGTCCAATCGATGGCACAGGAGTATTCGCAACCAGTTATATTTTAGCAGGTGAAGAGATTGGGCCAAGTAAGGTTGGACATTTTAGAACACCACTTGGTAGATATGTAAATCATTCTAAGAATCCTAATGCTGAAATGATCAAGAAAGGTGATAACATCTTTCTTGTAGCAACACAAGATATAGTAGGTGCTTTGGGTGGACAACCAGGCCAAGAAATAGTTATAGATTACCGCGCAGCAAGAACGCTGTCAATAGGAGCATAATATGTCAGCAGTAGCAACCGCGATCGTAGGTGGAGCCGTAGTAAGTGGAATGATGAATCAAAGTGCTGCAAGCTCTTCAGCAGCCGGTCAGCAAGCAGCAGCAAATACAGCCGCACAGGCACAACTTGCTACAGCACAAGCAAATAACGCAACTACAATGTCGATGTTCAACACGACACAAGCAAATGAACAACCATATTTGCAAGCAGGCAATCAAGGTGTAGCAAGCCTACAAGCAGGTATGCAACCTGGTGGAGCATTTACTCAGAACTTTACGCCAAGTATGACTAATATGTCGCCGGCATATCAGTTCCAGTTACAGCAAGGCACACAGAACTTAAATGCAAGTGCAGCAGCAAATGGAACATTAGGTAGTGGTCAGAACTTAAAAGACATCACAAACTATAGTCAAAACGCAGCAAGCACAGCATATCAAAATGCTTTTAATAACTATAATACTCAACAAACTAATCTATATAATAGAACATCAAACTTAGCAAGTATGGGTCAAAGCACAGCAGTTGGTATGGCTAATCAAGGTCTTGCAACTGCTGGCACAATGGCAAGTTCTAATACCGCTGCAACAAATGCCGCAAGCAACTATTCAACACAAGCAGCAGCAGCAGGCGCCGCAGGCACAATCGGAAGTGCAAATGCAGTAGGTGGTGCAATCAGTAGTGGTATTGGCAACTATATGGGAATGCAGAATATGAATAATACCCAGCAATACCTAAATAATATGAGCACTGCTTCTCCAGGTGGTGCAAGTATTATGGGAGGCGGCTTAGGAACACCAACAACAGCTACTCCTTGGGTCGGCACGCCTACTTCAGCACCAATGACATTCGAATAAGGAAATAATATGGCAATCGATCCTTCAATAAGCCTTGGCTTAAATAACAACAATATTGATCCAAATATGTTGAATAACTATGCTATGAATAATATGAAACTTGGCCAGATGGCACAAGGAATGCAAGCAACACAGCAACAGATTTCGGCAAGTCAAGCATCACAAGCAAACACCGAAGCAGCACTACCTGGTATTCAGGCAACAAGTGCAGCAAATCAACGAACTAATGATTTTGTAACAAAGTGGTTGCCAATAAATCAGGGAAGATTTACTAATCCAGATGGTAGTGTAGATTCGCTTGGATTGACAGCAGCAGCGACAGCAGCAGGATATGGCGATGCGGCACAACCTATTGCAGCAAGAGATATCGAAATGGCTGGTGCAGCCATTAAGAATGTCACAAGTCAACAAGAACAAAATATTGCTAAAGCAACTTTTATGAATACAGCAGCAGGACATCTTGCAAATCTGGTAAGTGATCCTGCATTAAGCGATAGTGATGCAACGACGATGCTTAATAAGGGCATTACATATGCAAATAGTCAAGTTCCAGGTAGTGGTTCCCAACTTTCGCAGTTGCTTACTAAAACTGTTCCTGTAAAAGACAGTAAAGGAAATCCAGTTTATCAAACAGATTCGACTGGTAGTCAAGTGCTGGATGATAATAACAAGCCAATACCACTTACTACACAAACTGTTGATAGAACTGCAGCCACCGAAGTTGCAAGAGCAACACAAGATATGAGCACACAGTTTCAAAATGCTCAAGCAAAACAACGACAAGATGCTGCTTTGGAACTTACAAGCCAATCGCCAGAAGGTCATTCAACTACAGGCCCACAAGTCAATGCAGCATATTCGGCATTGCGTGCTGCTGGTATTGGGCCTGATAAAGTGCCAAATGGAATGTCATTGTTTGATATGAAACAAGCATATGGGCCTGTATATGGCGATATTATTGGTAAGGCTGTTGTAAACAACCAAGTTACTCCACAGACTCGTGAAGCATATTATAGTCAATATGTGGCTGCACAAAAAGATGTTGCAACAATAAATACCGCTCTTAATCAAGTGCAAAGTATGCCCGAAACTATGCTCGGAACACGTCCTGGTGCTATTGTAGGCGGTGCATTTAACAAATGGTTGAGTGCTAATCCACAATATGCAGCATTGGGAACAGCAGTTCAGGCACATAATAATTCATATCCAAATGATCAAATAGATCCAGGTGTATTAAATATTCAACAAATACAAGCAAAACTGCAGGTTGATAAGACAAATAGAACTAATGATTCTACCATCAACTATAATGCTTCTGGTCAACAAACATTACCAGGCGCTGGTGGCGGAACTGGAGGCAATGTGCCAAGTCCAAGCAGAATGCAGCCTAATCAACCAACTGGCAATAATACTGTAACACAGGCACACGTGGCTGATTATGCTAAACGAAATAATATTCCAATAACTCAGGTATTGAAAATGATGTCTGATAAACATATTCAGGTAACGCCATAATGACTAATCCTTTAGATTTGCTATTACCTACGGCTCAACGTCCAACAACCGGGCGTTATGGAACACCTACAAGATTATTAGATAATCTTGAGATGACCGAGAGTGGTGGAAACAATCCAAAGGCTATAAACTCACAAAGCGGTGCAACTGGTTCATATCAGTTTCTTCCAAGCACTGTTAAAATGCTACAAGCAAAAGGCATTCAGTTTGATCCAACTGATCCATCGCAATCTCGAGATGCTGCTGATCAATATATTCAGAGTTTGGTTAGTAGCAATGGCGGCAGTTATCCAAAAGCAATGGCTGCTTATGGCGGATTTATTAAACAAGATCCTATTGCATATCAAAAGAAAGTCTTAAATGGTGTTAGTTTGCCAGCAGCACCAAATCCATTAGATACTATGCTACCGGCATCGCCTAAAACAGAACCAGTGGCGACACCGGCGTCACTTATCAAGTCACAATCAACCACAGCACCTACTGATTATACCGGTATGGCTGGGACATTTTTAAAGAATATAGGTAAAGCAGTTACTTTAGGAACATCTGATTATGTAGCAGCAGGTGTCAATGCGATAATAAATGGCGGAAGTTATTCAGAAGCTCTGCAAACAATCCGTGATATCAATAAAGCAAGTGATGCCGCACATCCAGCAGCAGCATTAGCTGGTTCTGTAACTGGCGATATTATCGCATCTACTTTTACTGGTGGAACAACAGCAGAAGCAACAGCGGCACTTGGTGTATCACAAGGGCTCGGAACAGTAGGCAAAGTAGCTCTTAATATCGGTGGTCAAGCAGCAACTGGGGCAGCAACTGGAGCAGTAACTGGCGCAACTACACCGGGATCGACAGCAGCAACTATTTTGCAAGCAGCCGGAGTTGGCGGAGTTGGTGGAGCAGCAGGTGGTGTATTAAGCGAAGGCATTTCTGAAGCAACAAGACGTTTTGTAAATAATAGAGTAGCGGCTATCAATGCACCTATTGAAGAAAAAGTGGCACAGTTTAATGCTGATATTCCACGAATGAATAAAGAAAGAGTTGCAGCAAATGCAGCAGACGTGGCAAAAGCAAATGAAACAAATGCAAATATAGTAAAACAATATTATGCAACTGCGCCCGAAAGTGGCCCAATGCCTCCACAACCAACTAACTGGGCCCAACCGATTAAACGTGATATGCTCGAAAATGTGCCTGCAAGTGAAATAAACTATGTCACACCTGAATCGTATCGAACATCTATGCAACTTGCTAATGTAGAACCAGCTTCCGGATGGTCAAAGCAGCCTTTTTCTTCTCCATCTCAGTTAGAAACATTAGCAGGTGGTGTGGTAACTGATACTAAAGGATTATTAAATACTAAACTTCCAACCACTTATGGTGGACTTTTGCCTTTAGCAGGCGCAGGCGCATTAGGCACGGGAGCCTACGAACTTAGTGGAGAAGATAATCCAAATGATATTCTCCCTTGGTCTCGCACATTATTAACAGGCGCAGGTGTATTAACAGGCCTTAAGGCTCCGGCATTGGTAAAAGTAGCTGGTGGGGCATTGATAAGAACAAATCTTATGAATCCAAAGTTAGTAGAAAATACAGCACAAGGCGTTGTTGGCGGTTTAGGATTAGAAGGAGCAAACTATGCAACTCCATCTTCTATAGACACAAGTGCCCCACCAGTAAAATCCTTACTTGGACAGACAATAGATCAAGATGTTGCAGACGAACAGTTAAGGAAATCTGGTGCACCTAATCTTTTATTAAATACAGCACCTACAATAGCACCTCAAGTTCCTGATGTAAATCCATTAGATGACTTACTATCTACACCACCGTCTACAACAGTTGGTGGCGGTATACGTGGATAATCGACATTAAGGATAACAGATGACAATATCAACTTTAGGCATTAGTTTTACACCAAGTGCTCCACTTGCACAAGAAGCAGTGCAGTTTACTGGATTGTGGACAGGCAATGCAGCACCAACAAGTTGGCTCTGGGATTTTGGAGATGGCAGCACATCGACATTACAAAATCCAAAACACAAATATCTATCAAGCGGATCAATGCAGATAACATTATCCGCGTCAGGTGAGATATTTGGCGACCTTACAGCAGGCCCTGAGTTTCTTAATATAATAAGAATATTACCATATAATCAACCTATGCCGTGGGCTGGAATGCAATTCAAAGATAATGATGGCGTTCCTCTTAGCAATGGATGGGTATATTCGTATGGCGCAAATGGATATCAACCACAGGTATTACGTCCTACATATTCGGATGATGGCCATATACTGCCAAATCCATATCCATTAGATGTGGGTGGTAGAATGATACTTGATGATTTACATTCAACAGCAGATATGACTATTAGTTGGCCATATCACTTTGTTGCGAAAACAAGTAATGGAACTGTCACACAAGAACTTAGTAATGTTTATGTTCCATTATATATGGAAGGCACAAATATTAGTTTTTCTACTCGCGATACTTCGGTAAATCAACTGCAAATAAACTCGACAACCACCGATCCACTCTTTGGTCAAGGCGATTCATATAACTATACAATAACTTCAGTTAATAACTCGGTATTTGATGGTGCACCTGGTGATACCTATAATATACAGTTGAATACACAGAAGACTAATAACAATCCTGTTATTGCGTGGGATAATACTGCGAATGCTTTTAAGTTTCTATATGATGGCGCATACGAAGTTACAACAAATCTAACTTTTACTGCAAATACTTGGCCAGTGTCAACTGTAGTAGTCTATGGAAGTATATTGCAGCGAACAATAGATACTGAACCAGTTAATATCAGTTATGATAGCAGTTATAACACAGACAGTCTTAGTAAATCTCTTACTGATACTTTTTGCGTAAGTGCTCTTAAAGATCAACATATGGCAATGAAATATTATGCTATTGGCACAGATAGTTCAGATGTATATTCAATGGCCGGATCTATAACTATAACGCGAATAGGCGATTGGTTTTCGCAGATTGTTGAACCACCAGTGAGTATGTTTACAGAAATGCCAACAAGTGGTAGAGTGCCACTTGTTGTTACATTCACTGATACTTCTACAAATAATCCAACAAGTTGGTTATGGGACTTTGGCGATGGTGGCACTTCTACCGATCAAAATCCGACTTACACATATTATAATATTGGTAGTTACAATGTAACACTTATTGCAAGTAATAGATATGGATCAGGAACTCCTTATATATTGCCTGTAAATGCAACTGCATATCCATCTAATAATAGTTATAACTTATGGCTAATAGATGATACTGGCACTAATATTGGTATTGTATATTTTACACCAACATATGAAATAACAGAACCATATGTAGAAGCACTATGCTCCTTATTAAATGGTTATCCGTGGCCACAAGAAGGTGGTTCTCCAATGGCATTCTTTAATAATCCGCCAGAGCCAGAATCAGCAACGACACTAATGAATACTGGTCACAACTTATTCTATCAAGATAATCAATATGTTTATGGTCGAACTTTATATTTGCAACTTGCTCCGGCATATAATCCACCAGTATGGTCTTTTGCGTATGATGTTGCATATACAAACAATGCAGATCAACAAACAGAGAATATAGAATTTTATGTAGATGAAGGCCAAACTATTGTATGTGGCACACAAGGACTAATGGGTGTAAAAGCAACAGGTAATACATTTATTCGATTATTTGATCCGGCTGGCAATAATATCATATCAAATGATGATGCTCCGGCTCCATACAACTATCCAAACGAATATGCATCGTGGTTGACAACAGTTGCTTTAACAAGTGGCAACTATGTGTTGAAAGTTGGTGCATTCGCAATGACAAGAGCTTATGGTATTGCAGGCGTTCAAGTATTTTAAGGAAACATTATGGCAGAAATAGTAGGATTAAGCCCGATATGGCAGCAAAGTCAGTTTTTCGATCAAGCAGGCGGACCATTGAGTTATGGAAAAATATGGACATATGCAAATGGAACAAACTCCTCATATCCAACATTTACAGATAGCACAGGCACAATACAAAATAACAATCCAATCGTTTTGGATGCAGCAGGAAGACTACAAGAAGAGATGTGGCTAATAGCTGGTCAATTCTATGAATTTGCATTATTACAATGGGATGATTACGAGTTTTCACGAGTAAGAGATGTAAGTGTTCAACGTCTTGTTGCTGGCACCAATATTACTTTGGATCCACCATCGGGTGTTGGCCCAATGACAGTAATCAATGCAGTTGGCAGCACAGGTAATCCAAAAGGACGTGGCCAATCAAATATATTCATTGGCAATAATGTTGATGGATTGTTTGTAACAACAAATGGTGGTTTTTTCTATGCATTTAATATTACAGACCAAACTACTCCTATAGGACCTGCGGATGTTACTTGTGCTGGTGGCCTATTCATATTTAATACTGCTGGCATTTATACTGTATCAATGACTATAAACTTTACACCAACTAATGGAACTTCCCCAACTGAATGGCCGTTAGACCAGACAAGTTTTGGTACGATGTTTAATGGCCACCAAAGTTTTCATACTCGATACTCGGCAGTTGCAGGTGATGGATTAGATATTAAATATCAACAAGCATCTTTCACAGATGTGGTTCAGGTGGTTGCGACTGCTGGTCAATCAATGCCATTTGCAACCTATGCGGCCAATACAAATATGTTTTTCCAAGAGTTTAGTAATGATATGATGATAACAATAACCCGCATTGGTTAAAATAGACCAATAGAAAATCAGCTAAATATACAAATAAGGAATAATATGACTGTCCCAATCCCAAGTAAAGTAAGTAACTCGCCAGTATTTAATGATGCACAGTTCTTTGATAATGGTGGATATCTACTTGCGGGTGGATTGATTAGCACCTATGAAGCGGGTGGATATATTACACCCCAAACTACTTTTAATAGTAGTGCTGGCACTACTCCGAATTCAAATCCTATTACATTAGATTCAGCAGGTAGAACACCAGGGCCTATTTGGCTTGCAGATGGATACACATATAATATGACAATAGCGCAGCCAGATGGCACGATATTGGCAAGTTACGAAAATATTAATGGAGTTGCAGCAGTTCCAGCAGGTGGTGGAGTTGGCACTGTTCTATGGAATGTGCCAACTGCTATACCCGAATATGTAAGTAGTATCCAGTTTAGACTAAATGGATTTTTTATAGTAGAGTTTGCAGTAGGTAATCGTATTCGTTATCAGTTTCCTGATAATAGTTATGGATATGGCGTAGTAACTAATGTAGTTTTCACTGATCCATACACTTATGTGACTTTTGCACCAGATTCGATAATATTCAGTAGTTTAGTTACTAATATTTCTTGGAGTGCAATGGTTGTAATAAACTATGCTGCCGATGCTGGCGCTATTGGATATACACCAAGTTTTGTATATAGCGGTGCGAATGTAGGAACACAACTACAAGCAAATAAGACATTGATTACTCAATATCAAAAATCATATCCAGCCACTTTAAGTGGAACAACATATTCAGTTACTGCAAGTTTTAATCCAACAAGTTATGTAGGTATGACCTTAGATGTGATATTTGATTTAGCACATAGTGGTGCAACTACAATCAATGTGAATAATATTGCGTCTATTAGTTTAAAACAGTTTAGTTATACTGGCGCATTGATTGATCCAGTAATCACTGCTGGATTATGTTCGCGATTAATGTATAATGGAACAGTTATGATTTTAATAGATCAACTGCCATATACACCAGTGCCGATTGTTCCTCCACCTGCAGTGACATTTATATCCACAATGGGAACTATTACTCTTCCATCAAGCAATACATTTACAGTAACTGCGGGAAGCACAGGAAATATAGCAGTGTCAATCAACTGTTTTGCACACGCAAACTATGGAAACTTCGGCAATGGAACATTTAGTTTGTATGTAAATGGTGCGGTAATAAGTAATGGTTATGTTCGCTTCATAGAATGGGATAGCAGAACATCTGGTTGTGGCGCCACATTAGTAGGTTCGATTACACCAGGGCCAGGAGTGACAGCCACATTTACTGTGATATATGTAGGATCTGGTTCAGCAAATGATTATCCAGCAACTTGGTTAGCAATAACAGCATAATATGGCAACAAATAATCGCTCACAAATGCCAAGTAGATTTGAGTTTCTTGGACAAGACAAGAAAATAACTCAGCCTTGGGCTTTCTATTTAAGCGAGCTTCAGAGTGGATTAACTCCTGTTGGCACTGGTTATGTAACTGATAATACTGCGGCTATTACTGGGCCAACAAGTATATCACAGGGAGTAGCAAGTAATAGAGGTGGAACACCAACTGTAAATGAAATCTATATAGCAGATGATAATGGCGCTATCTATACAGTAAGTGGTGGTGCGTGGCAGATGCAAACACCTGCATATACGGGTGATATAACGAAATCTGCATATAGCACCACAACCACATTAGCAACTGTCAATACCGCACCAGGCACATATGGTAATGGCGGTATGGTTCCTATTATTAGTGTAGATGCAAAAGGTAGAGTAACAAATGTAGGTCTTGCTCCGGCTACTGGTCCAAATATCAGTGGCGATGAAGGCGATATAGTTTGGGTAAATGCTGTTGGTCAACCAATGGCTAATGCACAGTTACATTATGATCCAACTACTGGTTATTTGAATATTGCACAGCAAATAACATTCCTTGATCCAATACCTACCTATAATAATCTATCTCCAGCAACAAATAAAGGTGATATAGTAAGTAGCAGTGGAACCACTGCTTTAGTATTACCAGTCGGCAGTGATGGCCTTGTTTTAACTGCGAATTCCGCAACATCTTCAGGATTAGAATGGGCTTATCCACCAGGAAGCACACCGACATTTATAGAAGTTACATTTGCATTTGGAGACGCCACTCCTTATGTTGTAACTACAGTTCCAGCAAATAAATATGTGATTAGTTGCAGTATGTTGATTACTGAATCATTTAATGGAGTTGGTGCTTCATTGAAACTTGGAAGTGCAGCAACACCAGACGATATTATGGCCACAACGGATAATGCTCCAGCAGTTTTATCTACGTGGGCAGTAAACCCGAATGTCAGATACGGGGCAGACACAGCGATATATCTGACAATAAATCAAGGTGCGGGCGCTACGACAGGTCGTGGTTTGCTTGTAATAAATATTCAATATTAAAGGACAATTCAAATGACAGCAACTCTAAACTTTCTTAAGTTAGATGGCACAACAGCATCGAAACTTCAACTTAATGCAGCCGCAGGCGGCACAGTTCTTAAAAATATTGCGGGTGCTTTAGCAGTTCGTAATTCTGCCGATAATGCAGACGCTACCATAACTGGTGCTGAATTCTTAGCATCTGGTGATACCGGTCTTGTAATCAATAGCGATGCTACCAGCACAGGCTCTGATTGGAAAATCAGTATTGCACGTCCATCAACTGGAATGTCAAGTGCCTGGACACTTACTTTACCGGTTAGTGCAGGTTCTGCAAATCAAGTTCTTAGCACAGACGGTGCTGGCAATACTACTTGGATTAACACTGCTTCTGGTGCCACTGATACAACAATCTCCACAGCACTTGCTTTTGGATCTGGTGCTACTGTAGCTTGTTTTACACTTCCAATCGGTGGTGTTATTATGTCAGTCGAAATGATTGTAGATACTGCTTTTGATGGTTCCCCGACAGCTTCGGTTGGTATTGCTGGTAGTCAAAGTTTGTTTATGGGCACTGGCGATATGAACTTGAATATCTCTGCAGGTTGGAACACAGAACCAAATGTTGCCCCAGCAGGTTCAGCAGAACCAGTTCTTATTTATTACACAGCAGGTGGCAGTTCGGTTGGTGCAGCAAGATTGCTCATCAACTATAGCGTGCCAGTTTAATCGGCTAAATACACAGTGGGGACAATAGCGCCCCACTGACACTGTGCAAACAGTGACCTTATTTAAGGACTGTAAATGGCTAACTTTATGAATATCAAAGGAACGACACAAACATCGTTCCAAATAGGTGCTGGTAACAGCAAATCGCCATTTACACTCGATGCAAGTGGACTAAGTTCATCACGAACTTGGGTTATTCCAAACAGCAATGGTTCTTTAGGTGATGTATTAACTACGGATGGGTTTGGCACACTTAGTTGGACATCGGCTGGCAGTGCAACAGTTTCTGGTCTTATTATAGGCGATACTGATTGTGGTCTCATAAGTGATATTATTTGCGCAAGGGTAGACTTTACAAACGTGGGTGATATCCCAAGTAATACAATCAATCAAGGAGTAGTTTAATGAGCACCAGTTTGCAACTTCGTCGCGGCAATGCAACCGCAGTAACAACCGCAGTAGGCGCAGTAGGCGAACTACTTGTTGATACAACTAACTGGACACTTCACTTACAAGATGGAGTAACGGCAGGTGGACACCTAATCGGTGGCGGCAATGCGGTAGCAGGCATCAATAAACAAGTTCAATATAATAATAGTGGTGTGTTTGGTGCATCAAGTCAGTTTACCTATGATAGTGGAACCAATACTTTAACAGCAGGGACTATTCAGTTAGCAGTAGGACTTGGTGGGCCACTTATCACATCAAATGATGCAAGTAATGATATTATTATTGTTCCAAATAACAATACTGGTGGACCTGGTTTACAACTATATGGGGCAGCAGGGACTTCGGGTGGTGGCTCCATATCTTTGTTGACTGGCGCCGGAACTGATGCCAATAGTAGTGGTGGAAATCTTAGTATTGAAGCAGCTGGTGGACGTGGAACCGGAAGTGATGGTTCGATTAATATTAGAACAGTGACTGGTGGACCTGGGTCAACACCCGGCACTATAGCTATTCAATCATCAAGTTCTATTGATTTAGCACTTGGTGGGCCATTATCTATTAACGTCGATACTGGTTTATCTGGATCAGTCCTTACATCAGGTGGATCAGGTGCGCCACCTGTTTGGGCAATGCCAACAACTGGCACAGTAACTTCGGTCGGAGTCAATGGAACTGCTGGTCGCATTACTTCGGTTGGCAGTCCAGTCACATCAACTGGCACAATAACAGTCGATTTAGCTACAACAGCGGTCACAGCAGGTAGTTATACAAATGCCAATATCACTGTAGATGCCTATGGGCGTTTAACAAGCGCAGCAAGTGGTTCAGCTGGTGGTGTCACAACATTCAATTCACGCACTGGTGCTGTAACTTTAACATCGGCTGATGTGACAACAGCACTGGGATTTACTCCAAGAACAGGAACTGTGACATCAGTTGATGTTGCAGTAAACAATGGTATTACTATTAGTGGTAATCCAATCACAACTTCGGGCGTTTTAACATTCGGATTGAATGCTATTACTCCATATAGTATTTCAACCACAGATGGTGTCACAGTTGGTGGTGATCTATCTGTTACTGGCAATACGATTATTTCAGGTAACTTAAATGTTTATGGAACTACAACCACACATAGTTCAACTAATACAAGTTATACAAACTCTACTATTTCACTTAACACACCTACAACAGGTTGGATTACTTCTGATAGTGGCGCTGATATTGGCTTAATCGAAGATTATTATGACCCAACTGGCAATCCACTTATTGTTACAAGCGGCAATGGAACTGGAAGTGTTGCTACTTTAAACTTCGTAGGTGGGCCATATCCGGTAGGCGCAGTTATTATTGTTGCAGGTGTTATCCCAAGTGGATTCAATGGCTCGTATATTGTAACAGCATCAACTTCGACAAGCGTAAGTTATGCAAATACAACAAGTGGCGCAGTCACAACAAGTGGTTCCCTTGGCACAGTTATTCGTCAAACAGCATTCGTTACAACAGCCGGCACAAGTGCTGCACATACAGCAACGATTTCCTACAACTTTAGTAGTGGTGTAGCGGTCGCAAATGGCTCAACAGTTACTATTATAGGTGTTACTCCTACCGGATATAACGGATCATATGCAGTAAGTGGCGCAACTGCTGGCACATTCCAAGTATCAACATCTGGCACAAACTTAGGACCTATCACAGTTCAGGGAACGATTATTGTTAGTAATCGTCATTCATTCTTTGGTAGAGCCGATGATACTGGCGATCTTGAATACTATAAAGTAGGTGCTCTTACAGGTAATGTATTTGGTGGCATTTACGGAACTATTAAGGCAGGAGCATTTTATGCAAGTCAATCAGCAGGAGTAAATGCAGTTGATATTGGACTTGGATCACATATCAGAATCCCACCAAACACAATCTATGATGATACAACCGCAGCAAGTTCGACTGTTGCTTTAGGAACTATTACTAACCACGGTATTATGACACTCGATGCTATCAATACTGGCATCACTTACACAGAAGCATCTGCATTATATATTGCTGGCGCAATAGTC